TTGCCAGCTTCCCGACGATGTTGGAAGGCATTGCTGCCTTAGATCGGCAGGTAATGCTATACCTGAAACGCGGCAAAAATACGATTGATCAGATTATTGATATTTATGCCCCTTCATCTGATGGAAATAACACATCGTCCTATAAAAGCTATCTCTCTCAGTACACCGGATTAGGTGTTAAGGAGAAAATCGATGGTTCTAATTTTGAGATAATGAGAAAGCTAATTCAGGGCATTATTAACCATGAAAATGGGGACGCCGCTCGTGCAGTAAGTGGCGATGATGTGATGCGGGCGCTGGCAATGAACCGGGGGAACGTATATTCACCAAATAATACTTCTCAGGTAATCAGGCTCGACGTTCAACAAAAACCAGGTTCCGACATACTGGCACAACTCGCCGGAATGCAACAAATACCGGGGTAAACCATGTCACTTAATTACTTTGGACAAGCTTTCAAACTGGCGTTTGAAGTATCGCCCATTCTTTTAGTTGATGGCATAGCGTCGAAAATTCCCGGCGGGGTGATGCCGATTGCTGTTCTGACCGAAGGACTAAGTATCGCGAACGGTCTGCTGCATGGAGAGATTCATACACGCTCGATGGCGGCATTCACGCCAATGGCCGGGACAACGCTGGTCCAGCAGGATATTTGCAACCTGAATTTCTATAACCAGGTAACGGCAGCGAATGCGACCGTCAGGAAGCCTAACCGGGTAGTCATGCAGATGATCCGTCCGGTATCAACGGAGGACGGTGGCTACACCACTAAGGGGATGACGTTTACGGCGCTGAAAATGGCGCTTGATATGCATAACCAGTATGGCGGTTGTTATACCGTTATGACTCCCTCGTTTATCTACACGCGCTGCCTGATGCGGTCGTTTATCGATACATCTGGTTTCTCTGAGCAGAACAAGCAAGTGCAGCACACCTGGCTGATTGAGTTTGAGCAACCATTGTCGTCTGTCGAACAAACAGTAAAGACGCTGGCTAGTGTTCTGGATAAATTTGATAAAGGGATGCCGTCAGACGGGCCGCTATCGTGGTCAGGCATTAAGAACCAGGTCGTGCAGGAGTTTGGTATTGGCTTATGACAACGTTAATTCCTTTTAAACCTGACGGGCGAGGCCCGTTTCAGTTCACGGCCAGAATTGGAGAATATGAAACATTCGCCCGCGTTCCGTTTAATCTGTATGCAAATCGTTACTACCTGGAACTGAAAGACAGTTCTGGCGACGTGATTGTGTACATGCCGTTGATCGCGTCACCTGACAGTTACGACATCAATCTGGCGCTGCCTTGCTCACCGGGGAAACTTGTTTTTCGCGAAAGTACGAATCAGTTTGAGGTTTCGTAATGCGTTATTACCGACTGGAAATTATTAATCCTAAAACAGGCAAGCCGCCAGTGGATAGCAATGGAAAACCCATTGGACCTTTTGATACCAGTGAAACACCAGGATGTGGGTTGCATGTTGAATTTGACTTTGAAGTAACCGGCCTGGATGTAGTCTGTTCGGGCACGATGCTGACGATCTATGGATTACCAATTGACATGCTGAAGCAAAGCGTAAGCTTGCAGGGTTGTCTGGTCCGTATGAAAGCAGGCTTTGTTCAGGGGTTACCACTGGCAAATAAGGATCAACAGGGGGAGGTAATCTATGGTGAAATTTATCTGGCCTATGCCAACTGGATCGGCACGAACCAGACTTTAAACCTGGTAATAAATCCAAGCATACGCAAAACCGATGACGGTAAACCTTTTTCAATTGAGGGGCAGGGGGAAGCAGGCGAAAGGGTTGGCGATGTTTTAGTCCGCGCTTTGCAAAAAGCATATCCCAATAAATTGATTGATTGCACAGTCAGCGACAACCTAGTTTTGCCAGAGCCGTGGACGGGTAAATATACAGAGATTGGTTCTCTGGCAATGGTCGTAAAAAACGCCTCTATTGCGATGATGCGTAATGAAAGGTATAGCGGAATCGCCATCAGTATTCTTTCCGACAGAATACGAATCTACGATAACGCATCGGCAAAGTGGGGTGAGCCAAAAACAATTCATGCCCATGAACTGGTCGGGCAGCCGACATGGGTAGCGCCGTTTACCGTCAGCTTCAAATGCCCGATGAGGGGCGATATCAGATGTGGTGATGTGGTTAATTTGCCGGAGGGGCTTTATTCGGGCGCCGCGTCGATTGTGATGGCTAATACAATGGCTCCTGGCGTTATCTCCAAAAACTCGACCACGTTTACCGGGAAATTTCTTGTGAAATCGGTCAGACACATTGGTTCGTATCTGACAGCCGATGGCGATGCCTGGGTGACGGTATTCGAGGCATATGCTGAGAACTGGGCGAGGGTGTAATGTCAAACGCTCAAAAAATACCGTTTCTCCGAACGCTGTCGGAGATGATGACCAGTTCTGGTAACCAGCAAGCCGAGCTTAAAGGCCGTGAATTGCCCTGCCATGTTGTCGATGTCAGCGGGCAGATAGTGACAGTTCAGTTTGATATGCTCCCCGAGGGGATCAACTTTCCGCAGATAACAATCCCTGTCGCCACATTCCCGTATATCCGTTACCCGATACAGCCGGGCGATCGAGGAGTAACAATTGCCGCTGATGTATCCCTGCGCGGTGTGTCCGGGTTGGGAACTGGTATGGCGACGCTCTCTTACTCGATGTCGCTCACTCCCCTGTTTTTCGTGCCACTGGCAAACAAGGACTGGTCCGACGAAGATCCGCAAAAAATCGTTTTGTACGGTCCGGATGGCGCGATCCTCAAAACAGAGGACGGCAGTAGCTCGGTAACGGTGGCTCCGGAAGAAATCAGGCAAAAGTCGAAAGCTGTTTACCTTGAGGCCGAAGATATTTTCCTGAACGGGAAAATTCACCTCAACGGACCGATCGTCCAGGACAAAGCCCAGATGAAGGATACAACCGCTTCGCTGATTGGCCCTCTTAAGGTCGAGAAAGATGCAGTTATCAACGGCGTGAGCGCCAGCGGCCACAGCCACGATGTGACTGGCGTTCAAAGCGGCGGCAGCACGATCACGTCGAAGCAACCAAATCCGGGTTAACCGGTTAATTTCACTTTAAATTCTATCCATAAAGCGAAAGCCCCGACTGGGCAAACAGTCGGGGCTTTTTGTTTCTGACCTTGAATAAGGCAAGGAGAAGTCGTGTTTGATTTTAGCAAACTGATTCGGGAGATTCGAGTTATGGCTGAAAAATTATCCACCTGGAAGTTTTTGCTTATTTGGTTGGTCTTTCTGATTCTTGCGTCTGGTTATTTTGTTGGTCAGATCCGATGGTGGTGAGGGCGCGATGAGAACATGGGGCCGCGTCAACGACGCGAACGGCAACAAAAAATGGGTTGCAGTAGAATCTGACACCAACGGTGATTTCTCCTACGGCTGGCTGACGACGCTCATTCAGACGTTAAAGCTGGGGTTGGGGGAGTCGCCGTTTTACGCGAATTACGGCATTCCAGCGCAGCAGTGCATCGTGCAGCAGATTTACCCGGACTACTATGTGAACATGGTTCAGCAACAGTATGCCGGGTATTTTGCATCGCTGGCAATTTCAAAAGTAGATGGGGCAGAGAACCCCACCTATAACATCGATGTTGTGTTTTTTAACGGAACCAGTTACCGGACGCAGGTTCCGGTTTGAGGCAAGTTTTCGGGCATCAATTGGGCCAGTGGCGTGTTAAGAAGTTCATCGCGTGGCATGACAATCCATCCACTTTTGCGTAGTAAGTGAATTGCCCATTCTGTGGTGATAACTGAGCCTGATTTGTGGTGCTCAATGTGGGTAACCGAGCCGTTTCTGACGCGCATGATGATGTCAACATTCAGAGGGGATTGTGTGCTGGTGGTATCTTCGCGCAGCTTCTTCTCGCACTCGATGAAGTATCGGCGGATCTGGCGTCCTTTTTCGTTGCGCTCGACCATTGCCAGTTCTTTGGCGGTGTCTAGGGTGAGGTGGTAGTCCTTGCGGTTATGTCCTCCTCTGCCTCCTAACGATTGCTTTCCTGTTTTGGAAAGCAAAATGTAATCTTGATTTTCTGTAAATCCGTATTCTGCGATGCGGGATGTAATCCAGGCTGCGAAAACCTTACCTACACCAAGAAAAGCGTGCAGATCACGAGCATTACAGAGTAGGGCGGTTTCGTTTGAGATAGTTCCGTTGAAAACGGGGATTAATTGTATTGTCATAACGACCTCACTGATTTTTTCGAATTTCCACTATCGGAGTGGAGCCGGGAGGTTCGAAACGGCTCAGTGAGGCCGCGGACTTATTCCCCTTTCGGGTGTTGTATTCGTCGCCCTCCCGACATTGTTCGGGGATGTGACCGCACATTGTGCCATCACTAAATAGCAGGCATAAAAAATCCAACACTAACGGGGTTGGTTGTGACCGCACTGAGAAGAGGTTTCGACGCCTCATGCGCTTAATCATACTCAACTGGGCGCGGTTGTAAAGTATGAACTTGAACGGACATTAAGAATGGGTAAAATTTAATCTCCTGTTTTTAAGGAGATTACGGATGATTAAGTTTAAATTATTTGTAGTGTTTGCTTTTTTATTACAAATCGGAACTGCGAATGCGGTATCTTTTGATTGCTCGAAAGCTAAATCATATTCTGAAAAGTTAATTTGCAGCAACAGTGAATTATCTGAACTTGATGATAAATTAAATTCTTTATATCAAAAAGTAAAGTTAGAGAGCGCTGATAAGAAAGCTTTTAGAAAAATTGTTTCAGACTTGTGGAATGAAAGAGAGAAGTGCAAAACAGAATCATGTGTTCGACAATGGTATTCTAATGCATTCAGGGAATATTCATCTTTAAATGAAATTAATGAGAACATAATCAATGAATCAAAGAATTACGCTGAATGGTATATTGATGGTGCACTGATAATATTACCTCCACTGGAAGGTGTTAGTAAAAATAGATTCCTGATGTATGGCGATGATGGGACAATAGCTATTTTTATTGCTTCAAAATCTAAAGGCAATGGATTTTGCGATAATTCAGTGCAAATTGATGGGCCATTAGAGTATCCACCAATTTTGATTAATGGTGAATATTATAAAACTTATAAATCATGCTTGTATGGAAATGGTTTTATAGTACCAAAAACTGAAATTGGTAAAGCGGTTCTGAAAGAATTGGTTATGAAAATGAAGCCTATAAAAATTTCTTTTGGAGACGGCGATGAATTTAACTATCCTCCATCAAATGTAAAAAGAATGCTTGAGAGGGTGGAAAAAATGAAACAGGCAAAATAAGTTAACTTAAAACCGCTTCGGCGGTTTTTTTATGGGGTAGATATGTCTGAAATACCAATTACTATGACCAGTGCGGGTGCGCAGCCTACGCCACCCAATGATTTGCTCGCAAATCTTATCACCAGAGTTGCTGAAAAAGTACCTGGATATACAGCCAACCTTCCGGCAGGACTTATTACAGACCTTGCCAGCACGGCAGTAGGGGCGCTGGCATTAATAGACCAGGCGCGGGTGGACCTTATTAACTCTGTAAGCCCATACGGCGCGAATATTCCGTTACTGATGCAACTCGGAAACATATATGGAGCACAGAAGGGATTAAGTACAAATACGGCGGTATACGTGGTGTTTGAAGCGTTGCCGGGGTTTGGTATCCCTAAAGGATTTGTGGTTGGAGACGGTAACTACCAGTATGCGGTTTCCCGCGATACTGTGGTACCGGAAAGCGGGCAGACTGAGCCAGTTTACTGTGTGGCCACAACGTCAGGCTCATGGGCTGTACCGGAAGGGACCGTGACGCAGGTTATTACATCAGTACCCAAAGACCAGCCTGTAAAATGCACGAACCTTACCGCAGGGATGCCAGGTCAGGAGGAGCAGACGTGGGCATCTTACCGCGCCGAAGTCATGGAGTCCGGCATGTTTGGTGTGCAGGGAACACCGGATTGCTTTAAAGCGATGCTCAAATCAGTAAGCGGTGTGCGCGAAAACCTGATTTCTTTCCGGCAGTCGTCGCTGGGGAAATGGGTTGCGGTTGTTGGTGGCGGTGATCCGTATGATGTGGCTTATGCGATTTACAAATCTGTACCGGACATTTCGAAACTGACCAACGATGTTAGCAATCCATCCGGTGCGGCAGTGGAAAAACGCACGGTTTCAATAACCGTTTCGCCGGACGTTTATCAGGTACCGTTCGTTATCCCGTCATCACAAAACGTCATGGTGCTAATCACCTGGAACACGGTGTCTGATGATTATGTTGATCCGGCGGGTATTGCTATGGCTGTGCAGCAAAACGTTGCTGATTACATCAATTCAATTGAAGTCGGACACCCGATAAATCTTCTGCGTATCCAGGATATTTTTACCAGTTCCGTCAGGTTGCTGGTTGATGCGACGTTGATCTCAACAATCAGTGTGAGCATTGGTATTAACGGCCATATTGTTCTTCCGGCGAAAGACACAAGCCTGGTTTATGGCGATACCTATTCCTATTTTTCAACGGTGGCATCACAGGTTCAGGTCAACAAGTATGCAATATCTGACTGAGAAAATTCTCCCTGCTTATCCATTTGTGCAGTACAGAGATGATCCGAATGTTGTTGCGTTCTTTGATGCATACAATGAAATTGCTCAGGAATACCTCGATTCACTCAACAATCTGGCATTGCCATGCTGGACATCAGAATCAATAACCGGGCAATTGCTGGACTGGATTGCACTCGGGATTTATGGCGTTGAAAGGCCTTTACTACAGGTTTCCGAGGAGGCTATTGCACGCGGTGCATACGATACCATTGAATACAATACGATCCCGTATGCAGCAATGCGGAATTACGTTCCGGGGCAGGCATCGTATGTTCCTGATGATTATTTCAAACGAATATTAACGTGGAATTTTTATAAGGCTGACGGTTCGCATTTCTGCATTGACTGGTTAAAGCGCCGTGTGGCGCGGTTCATTCATGGAAAAAATGGAATAGACCCGCCGTTGCAGCACACTTTTGATGTGAGCGTGACTGTGTCGGACAGCGTTTTTTCTATTCATATACCAGAATATGGTGATGGTATAGGCTATTTTCTGAAAGATGCCATTGACCAGAAATATGTAAAACTCCCTTTTATTTATTCTTATGCAACAACGGTGATTCAAAAATGATTCTTGGGTTCGGCAATAACGTTGTTTCAGCACTGGCTGGTGATATCACCACGATTCAGACTGATATTCCGGTAATGCCCGGTACAGGGGCTAAATTTGCAAAATTGCTTTCTGCCGATTTTGAAAATAAATCGAACGGGCAACGCGTCTATGCAAAAATTACGCTTACCGATAATAAAGAGTCTGCATTTGAGATTTGTCATTTGGTATCGGTAAGCGGTGATGTGTTGAAAGTCATTCGTGGGCAGGAAGGAACAACCGCGAAAGGTTGGTCCCTTAATGATGTTGTGGCTAACTTTGCCACGCGTGGTTCGGAAAACTATTTCGTACAGATAGCGCAGCTTCAGAGCGGTCATTATATTGCGGGTGTTGCTGGTGGCACTGCAAACACACTGACGCTGGAGCTTCCCTCGACGTTTTTTGTTAATGAAGGTACAGATTGGACACTACGAACCCCGATTATCGTTTTCCCCGTTCAGAACAATACCAACGCGGCGACACTTCAACTAACACTAGGCGGAAAGGTTCTTGGTACGTTCCCACTTTATAAGGGGAACAAGTCCGAGCTGGTAGCGAATGATATCATTAAGGGTATTCCTTTGATTTGCCTTCTTGATAACGAGAAAAGCTATTTCAGCGTGATAAACCCCGGCAATATCTATTCAGATTTTGATCTGCGATATGTAAAAAAATCTGGTGATTTGATGACCGGGGAGCTGAAAATCCGTGGTGTTAATGCGCTGAGGATTTTCAACGACGCTTTTGGCCTGATTTTTCGTCGTTCGGAAGAGTGCCTGCACCTTATCCCTACCAGTGAAGGTCAGGGCGAGAATGGCGATATTGGCCCATTAAGGCCATTTGCTATAAATCTGAGAACAGGTGCTATATCTGTCAGCCACGGGGCCAAAATTGATGGTGGGCTGGCGCTTGGTACGGATAACGCACTGGGCGGTAATTCCATTACTCTCGGAGATAACGACACCGGTATAAAACAAAACGGCGATGGCATTCTGGATGTTTATGCTAATAATCAGCGCGTATTTCGCTTTCAGAATGGAGTTGCTATTGCTTTTAAAAACGTTCAGGCCGGGGATAGTAAAAAATTCACGCTATCCAGCTCCAACAGCTCCACGAAGAACGTAGGGTTTAATTTATGGGGTAATCCATCCAGACCTGTAGTTGCAGAACTTGGTGATGATTCCGGCTGGCATTTCTACAGTCAGAGAAATACAGACGGTAGCGTCACATTCGCTGTAAATGGGCAGATAACTCCATCAAACTACGGAAACTTTGATGCCCGCTATCAGACCAAAACAGGCGGCGTGCAGGATGTACGTCTGGGAAGTGCCATTGGTATTGGACGCGGGGGAAATGCGCCATCAGGTCATTTACTGAGTGGTGTTGATGGCGGTGAAAGTGTGAACTGGGCCAATGCACGCCCGGTGCAGGTTCTGATTAATGGCGTCTGGAGAAATGTAGCGAGTTTGTAATCATGATGCACTTAAAAAATATTACGGTACAAAACCCTAAAACAATTGAGCAATACCAGCTGGCGCGACAGCATAAATTTTTATTGTGGCTGTTCTCAGATGATGGACAGGAATGGCACGAAGCCCAGGAAAAATTTCTACCAGACACCCTGAAAGTTATTTATGTTGAAACTGGCGAAGTGGTCTGGGTCGGAAAAGACATCACCTCAATCTGCCCGGAAAATAAAAGCGTGATTGAGTTGCCGGATATTACCGCTAATCGTCGCATTGAAGCATCAGGCTACTGGTTTTACCGCAATGATGAATTTGTTTTCGACTACAAACTTAAAGCGGAAGATGAGCGTGATGCCTTGTTAAAACAGGTCAGCATCATGACCAGCGAATGGGAAAAAGACCTGCTGCTGGGATTAATCAGCGACGAAGACAGGGAAAAGCTGAAAGCGTACCGCATTTACGCGAAATCGCTGCAGGCGATGGATTTCAGCACCATCACTGATAAAGCCTCATATAACGCCATTGAATGGCCCGTCTCTCCGGAAGCCTCTTCCTGATTTAATTTATCGCGAGAAAAACTATGTCTGTAGTGATATCAGGTGCGCTGATTGATGGCGCAGGCATCCCCATGTCCGGATGCCACATAATTCTGAAATCCCGGGTAAACACCTCAGAGGTGGTGATGCGCACAGTTGCCGACGTGGTGACAGGAAACTGTGGCGAGTACTGTTTTGAGGCGCAGACCGGAAAATACTGCGTATATCTGAAGCAGGGCTGGCGCGACGAGTACTGTGTTGGAGATATTGCTGTATACGACGACTCAAAGCCCGGCACACTGAATGATTTTCTGACCGCCCCCGATGAAGGCGACCTCAAGCCCGACGTGGTGAAACGTTTTGAGGAAATGGTGGCGCAGGCGCAGCAGAGCGCGGAAACTGCAACAGAAAGCGAACGACAGGCAGGGCAACATGCAGACGCTGCCGCCCGGGCAAAAGAAGAGGTAAAAAAACTGGCGGAAGGTGTTCAGCAGAACGCCGACGCGGTTGCGGAGGGTAAACAACAGGCCGAAAATCTGGCCTCACGGGTTGAGGATACCGCCGCGGAGGTCAGGCAGGATGCTGAAGCCGCGAAAAAGGCCGCATCCGGTGCAGAGCAGGCCAGAGCAGATATTGATACTGCGTTATCTGCGACACTGAAAACGGCGAATCGTTTATCAGAGCTGGCTGATGAAGGTGAAGAGGCTCAGCAGGAATCCCGTGCTAATCTTGGACTGAAAAGCGCTGCCACAATGACGCCACAGAGCGACATTCGTGACCGGACTGAAGGGCGTCTGGCGACACCTGGCGC